GAGGTGCTTATTAAATTTGAATATGTAAAAGAAGTACCACCTAAAAAGGCGGCGAAATAATGACCATAGAAGAAGTAAAGCTATTTTTACGCATAGACGGAGATTATGAAAACACATTATTAGTGGCCCTACAAGATAGTGCTGAAGAATATATGACAAACGCTGGGGTAGCTAAAGATTATCTTAAATCTACTTATACACTAGCAATCAAAATACTTATAGGCCATTGGTACGAGAACAGAGGTGCAATCGGTAAGACAGATAGACTTGCATTTAGTCTTGACGCTATTATTTTACAGCTTAAATACACTCAAGCTGAGGTGATAGTGTGATAATAGGAAAGTTAAACAAGCGAATTTCAATACAGCAACTTACAGAAGGGCAAGACGAAATAGGGAACCAAGTCAAAACATGGGTTGACTTTTATAGTTGTTTCGCATACGCAAACGGTTTGAGTGGCACAGAATACTTTGCAGCAGCTGCAACTCAAGCTGAAAATACCGTTACTTTTGAAATTAGGTACAATGTAAGTCTAAAAGACATAGATACGACCACATATAGGATTGTATTTGATGGAAAAATATACGACATAGAGAATATTGACAACATACAGTTTAAAAATGAAACGCTTAAATTAAAGGCGGTGGCTAAAAATGTCTAATTCTACTATTAACGTAGGACAATTAGCGGCAGAAATAGCAAAAAGTCTTACAATGTATGGCCAAGGTATACAGAAAAGAACTAACCTAAGTGTAAAAAGCGTTGCTAAAAGAGCGGCACAAACCCTAAAACAGACTAGTCCAAAATCAACAGGAGACTACGCAAAAGGTTGGCAAGCAAAACCACAGCAAGAATTTGCAACAAATACATCTTATATAGTACATAATAAAACATCTTGGCAATTGACTCATTTACTTGAAGAATCTCACGCTCTCAGGGATGGAGGAAGAAGTACACCACGAGTGCACATTAAACCGGCAGAAGAAATGGCAATCGCTGAATTTATTAAAGAGGTAGAGGGGGTTATCAGCAATGCAGATGGCGAATCTATTTAGTTTGCTTAAGAGCACGACATTAAAAGTAACCTACCATCACTGGACTACACCACCCGTATTGCCTTATCTTGTATATCTAATGTTGAATACAGAAACAATTTTAGTGCAGATAATAAGGTATATAATAATGAAGCTAATTATAGCATTGAGCTCTACACGGCTATAAAAGATTTAGCAAGTGAAAAGTTAGTAGAAGATATGCTAAACGACAATGATATCTTTTGGGACAAAACAGAAATATATATAAAAGCAGAAAAGATGTATCAAATAACGTATTCAATTTAAGCCCTTTAATTAATTAGAGGGTTATTTTTATGTAGAAAATTAAAATGGAGGTTTTAAAATGGCTAATAAAGTACAATACGGATTAAAAAATGCGCACTATGCAGTGCTAACTAATACAGACGGTGTTATTACTTATGATGTTCCGGTTAAAGTACCAGGTGCGGTCAATATATCCCTAAGTGGCAAGGGAGATAAGGCAGAGTTTTACGCAGACGATGTACTATATTTTGCAGCAAACAGCAATCAAGGTTATGAGGGGAACATTGAACTAGCGTTAGTCCCTGACAGTTTTAAAATAGATGTATTAGGATGGGAAACAGACGCGAGCGGTGCAATTTTTGAAAATGCAAATACGTTAGCTAAAGATATAGCGTTAATATTTGAATTTAACGGAGATGTAAACGCAGTAAGACATGTTCTGTACAACGTATCTGTGTCAAGACCAGCAATCGAAGGGAGCACGAAAGGCACTTCACTTGAAATTAAAACAGAAACATTTGATATCACGGCTAGTCCAAACATGGCCGGGTATGTAAAAGCCAAAGCAAATGTAATTGATACAAGCTATGCAACATGGTTTGACGCCATATATGAATATGTAGCAGTGGTCTAGGGGTGAGATAAATGGAAAAAATAATTAACATAGATGGCAGACAAGTAAAATTAATATCAAATGGGGCAATGCCCCTAAGATATAAAATGCAATTTGGAAGAGACGCATTTCAAGATATCGTCAAGCTTACAAAAGTTAAAGTTGAAGGAGAGGAAACACTAGATATTTCGCAGCTAGACCTTGAAGTATTTTATAATTTTGTGTGGGTACTAGCTAAAACAGGAGATCCTTCTATTCCCCCTTTATTAGATTGGCTAGAGGCTTTTGACAATTTTCCTATTATTGAGATTATCCCCGAGATTATGGATATGATTACCTCTAACCTGCAAACATCTAAAAAAAAATAAGAAATAGTGAGTCCTCCGATGAAGCATTTACAACTGAAATATTTTTAGTTGGTGCTATCAAAAGAGGGCTCACCATTAAAGATTTTGAGGAAATGTCAATAGGAATGATGCTAGATTATTTCCAAGAATATGACGGAATTAGTGATCCAAAAGATGAAGATACAGTTAGATCGGCTAGCCAAGAAGATTTTGACAGATGGTAGGAGGTGAATAATGGCAGGTACAATAAAAGGGATCACGATAGAAATTTCTGGTAATACAAAAAAGCTTCAGAACAGCTTAAAAGATGTCAATACGCAATCTAAAAGTCTAGCAGGAGAATTGCGTTCTGTGGAAAAATTATTAAAGTTTGACCCGGGTAATACGGAGCTCTTAGCACAAAAGCAGAAGTTGCTAGGCGAATCGATTGGCAGTGTTAGCACAAAGCTTGCCACTTTAAAAGAAGCACAAAAACAAGTAGATGCACAGTTTGCAAATGGCGAAGTGTCGGAAGAACAATATAGGGCATTGCAACGAGAGATTGCATCAACCGAAGGATATCTCAAAAAACTAGAGTCTCAATTAGATGGAACTAATAAAAAATGGGGGGATTTTGGTAAGAAAGCGAAAGAAGTAGGAGCAAGCACAACAGAGTTAGGTAAAAAGCTAGTTCCAGTATCACTTGCAGCAACAGGAGTTGGCGTTGCAATTACTAAGATGGCGAGTGACTTCACTGACTCCATGGCTAAGGTTAGCACAATAGCAGATACGACAAAAGTACCTATTAAATCTTTGGAAAAACAAATATTAGATTTATCTAATCAAACAGGAATATCAGCTAATGCAGTAGCAGAAGATGTATATAACGCTATATCAGCAGGTCAAGACACAGCAGATGCAGTAAACTTTGTAGCGCATTCTACTAAACTAGCTAAAGCAGGATTTGCAGAGAGTGCACAAACACTTGATATACTGACAACAACTTTAAATGCATATGGACTTGAAGCATCAGAGGTTGGAAGAGTATCAGATATTTTGGTACAAACACAAAACAAAGGTAAAGTTACAGTTGCGGAGTTATCGGCTAATATGGGGAAATTAATTCCTACCGCTAAAGCGTCTAGTGTACAGTTAGACCAACTAGGTGCTGGGTACGCAATTATGACATCCAAAGGTATTGCGGCAGCGGAAGCAACAACATACATGAACGGTATGTTGAATGAGTTATCAAAGTCAGGGTCAATTACAGACAAAGTGTTAAGAAAAGAAATGGGGAAGAGTTTTACTCAGTTAAGCGCAGAAGGCATGAGCGTTGCAGATATATTGGCAATAGTAAGCAAGTCGGCGATAGACAGTGGCAAAACAATGGGAGATATGTTTGGGTCAAGTGAAGCAGCAAAAGCCGGACTTATATTGTTAGGGGATAGCGCATCAACTTTTAATGATATGGTTTTAGAAATGAATAACAGTGTGGGCGCAACAAACGTAGCATTTGAAAAGATGCAAACACCAGGAGAAAAAATGGCTATATCATTAAATGCATTAAAAAATGTTGGGATTGAGTTAGGTATAGTGTTAATACCAGTAATGACACAAATAGCAACATGGGTTAGTACGGTCGCGGATAAATTTAGTGGATTAGATGAAACTACAAAACTAATAATCATAGGAGTTATAGCATTTGCAGCAGCACTCGCACCTTTATTGATGATAATTGGACACGTTATAACAGCGGTTGGCGTTATATCAACAGCTATTGGAGCTATGACAGCTGCTTTTGGAGTCGCATCAACAGGAGCTGGGGCGCTTGGAGCAGTGCTTACAGTTTTGACAGGTCCTATTGGACTTGCAGTTGCAGCTGTAGCGGCGCTTGCTATAGGCGGAACGATTTTATACAATCATTTAAAAGAAGATGCTATACCGGCAGTAAAATTATTCGGGGACGAAACATCAGCAGGAACACAAAAAGCAGTACAAGGCTACTTAGATTTAGACACTAAAGCGGCCGAATCTTTAATGTCTTTAAAATTAAACAGTGGAATCGTTTCGGCTGAAACATCCGCAGCACTCGTATCAAATTTTGATGCCATGGGAACACAAATAAAAGCTGGAATGGATTTACATTATGGGGAATCTTATAAAACAATGCAGGACTTTTTTGTAAACAGTTCAGTCTTAACCTTAGAAGAAGAAACGAAAGCACTAGAAAAAATGACAGCAATGAACGAAACAAAAAAACAAGCCGTAGACAATGGTGAGAAACAAATAAGCGATATATTGTTAGCGGCTAGCGAAGCTAAAAGAGCCTTAACCTCGGACGAACAGGTTAAAATAAACGAAATTCAAGAGAAAATGAAAGTTAATGCAGTGAAAAGTTTAAGCGAAACGGATTTAGAATCTATGGCAATATTGGAAAGAATGAAAGCACAAGCTGGAAACATCACAGCATTGCAAGCAGCAGAAGTTGCAAAAAATAGTATTGAACAGAAAAACAAAGCAATCGAAAATGCAAATGCACAATACAACGAAACTGTAAAGGCAATTATCAAGCAAAGAGACGAAACGGGCAGTATAACAGCTGAACAGGCAGATAAATTAATTGCGGATGCAGTAAGACAAAAAAATGGAGCGATAACCTCGGCGGAAGAAATGAACAACAAAGTAGTAGAACAAGCTAAAAAACAGGCGGCCGATCATGTGGGACAAGTTGATTGGGAAACAGGAGAAATTAAATCAAAATGGGAAATATTTAAAGAAGATACAAGTAGGATATTCAACGAATTATGGGATAATATTAGTAAATCCGTTACAGAATCTTGGGGCAAGTTGTCGGCGGGGTTTGTGCAATTACAATTAAATATTAAAAATTGGTTTAGCGGTCTAGCCAATGATGCTTATGATTGGGGTAAGAATATGATAGATGGCTTTATAAAAGGTATAACAGACATGATAGGAAAAGTAAGAACAGCAGCAAGTAAGGTAACGAATGCGGTTAGCGGATATTTAGGGTTTAACTCTCCCGCAAAAGAGGGAGAAGGCCGTCATATCACTGAATGGGGTACCAACATGATAGGTGGGTTTTTAGATGGCGTAAAGAATGCTATACCCAACGTTGCAAGTGTTGTGGGTGGTGTGACGAAAACAGCAGGACAGGCGTTAACATCTAATACAACTACAACAAACAACACAGGTGGTAGCTTAGTGATTAATATGTATAATCCACAGGTGGCGGACAAAGCAAGCGTTGATAAGGTGAGCAGACAATTACAACAGCAAATATACAACAGTAATATGGCGTTGGGGGTGCAAAATGGCTAATAATAAAATAGGTGGTATGACCTTTGCAGGCCT